ATGAACGACATCACCCTCTTTCCCGCCGACATCGCCGCGATGTCCGTCAGCCAGTTGGCGGCGCTGCCCGCCGTGCAGAAGGCCGAGATCGACAAGAACCTCGACGAGGCCCTCGACTGGTTGAAAAAGGCGCGCACCAAGTTCGACGCGGCGCTCGATGCCGCCTACGGCGAGCAGGCACGTGCGGCACTGCGCGAGTCCGGTCGTGACTTCGGCACCGCGCACCTCGACGACGGCCCGCTGCACATCAAGTTCGAGCTGCCCAAGAAGGTCAGTTGGGATCAGAAGCAACTGGCAGAAGTCGCCGAGCGCATCGTGGCCTCGGGCGAGAAGGTCGAGGGCTACCTCGACATCAAGTTGTCCGTCTCCGAATCCCGCTACACGAACTGGCCTCCCGCGCTGCAGCAGCAGTTTGCAGCCGCGCGCACCGTGGATTCCGGCAAGCCGGCTTTCACCCTTTCCCTCGATTCGGAGCACTGATCATGAGCGCGATCATTCCCTTCCAGTTCGAAGCGCACGCCGTGCGCGTCCAGGTCGACGATGCTGGCCTGCCGTGGTTCAACGCCAACGACGTCTGCGATGCGTTGGAGATGGGCAATCCGTCTCAGGCGATCAAGTCGCACGTCGATGTCGATGACCTCCAGAAATTGGAGGTCATCGACAACCTCGGGCGCATGCAGCGCGCCAACCACGTCAACGAATCGGGCCTCTACGCCCTGATCCTCGGCAGCACCAAGGACGCCGCGAAACGCTTCAAACGCTGGGTGACCGGCGAGGTGCTGCCCGCGATCCGCAAGACCGGCGCGTACTCCGCCCCCGGCGCCCTGGCTTCCTTGCCCGCGCCGACCCACGACCGCGTGAGCGCGATCCTGCTGATCGGAGAGGCAGTCGCCAAGGTGCCGGGTGTCAAGACCGGCATCGCGATGGCGGCTACGCTGACCTGCATTCAGGAGAACACGGGCCTCACCACCGAGGTGCTGCGCCGCGCCCTTCCAGCCAAAAGCGCTGCCGCCAACGAACCGATCTGCTCGCTCAATGCCACCCAGCTTGGCAAGCTGCTCAACCGTTCGGCCAAGGCCACGAACCAGTTGCTGGCATCGCGCGGCTTCCAGTTCCGCAACGACCGCGACGAATGGGAACTGACCGAAGCCGGTGAAGCGTGGGCCGAGGCCATGCCGTACTCACGCAACGGCCATAGCGGCTACCAGATCCTCTGGAATCCGGCGGTCGCCGAGCAGTTGAAGGAGGTGGCGTGATGTCCCTCCCGATCATTTCGGCGCAACAGCGCATGGCCGAGCGCAAGGGCGTGAAGCTATTGATACTGGGCAAGTCCGGCATCGGCAAGACTACCCGGCTCAAAGACCTCGATCCGGCTACCACCTTGTTCCTCGACATCGAGGCGGGCGATCTTGCCGTGGCCGACTGGCCGGGCGACACCATCCGCCCGGCATCGTGGCCGGAGTCTCGTGACTTCTTCGTGTTCCTCGCGGGCCCGGACAAGTCGCTGCCGCCGGAGAGTGCGTTCTCGCAGGCGCACTACGACCACGTCGTCGAGAAGTTCGGCGATCCGACGCAGCTCGACCGTTACCAGACCTTCTTCCTCGACTCGATCACGCAGCTGTCCCGCCAGTGCTTCGCGTGGTGCAAGACCCAGCCGGGCGCGGTCAGCGACCGCTCCGGCAAGCCCGATCTGCGTGCGGCCTACGGGCTGCTCGGCCAGGAGATGGTCAGCGCCTTGACCCACCTGCAGCACGCCCGGGGCAAGAACGTGGTGTTCGTGGCCATCCTCGACGAGCGGCTCGACGACTACAACCGCAAGGTGTTCGTGCCGCAGATCGAAGGCAGCAAGACCAGTCTGGAACTGCCCGGCATCGTCGATGAGGTCGTGACGCTGGCCGAGATCAAGGCCGACGACGGCAGTGCCTACCGCGCCTTCGTCACGCATACCGTCAATCCCTACGGCTTCCCGGCCAAAGACCGCAGCGGTCGCCTCGACCTGCTGGAGCCGCCGCATCTCGGCGCGCTGATCGCCAAGTGCGCGGGCGCATCGCCCGTCAGCGCCGCCACCCCCGCACACATCGAATCTCAGGAGTAATCGCAATGACCGCATGGAATGACTTCAACGACGCCGACGCCCAGCAATCCGGCTTCGACCTGATCCCCAAGGGCACCGTCGTCCCGGTGCGCATGACCATCAAGCCCGGTGGCTACGACGATCCCGATCAAGGCTGGGGCGGCGGCTACGCCACCGAGTCTTTCGAGACCGGCTCCATCTATCTCGCTGCTGAATTCGTGGTCACCGCTGGCGACCATGCCAAGCGCAAGATGTGGAGCAACATCGGCCTGCACTCCAAGAAGGGGCCGACCTGGGGCCAGATGGGGCGCAGCTTCATCCGTGCCGCGCTCAACAGCGCCCGCAACGTCCATCCGCAGGACAACAGCCCGCAAGCCGCCGCCGCGCGCCGCATCCAAGGCTTCCACGAACTGGACGGCATCGAGTTCCTCGCCCGTGTGGACGTCGAGAAGGACGCCAAGGGTCTGGATCGCAACGTCATCAAGCTCGCGGTCGAACCCGACCACCCCGAGTACGCCAAGCTCATGGGCGTGCCGCCCAAGGCCAAGACCGGTGGCGGCACCTCCGGCGCTCCGGCGCAAGCCACGCCGCCCTACACAGCCACCACGCCCGCGCCGCAACGCGCGCCTGTGACCGGCAAGCCCGCTTGGGCGCAGTGAGGGGGCGGATGAAATGCTGGGTCTGCAAACGACAGGCGCGCGGCTACGGCCACACCGATGGCCGGTTCAAGACCGCCGATCCGCGCCGCTACGTGCTGGACTGGGTGTTCTGCTCGCGCCGCTGTCAGGACGCCTTCCACATGCTCTACGGCAACTGGATGCGCGCGAAGGAAGACCGCATCGACAAGACGGAGGTCGCCATGATCGATCCGTCTGATATCGAACTGGCCGCGATGCGAAAGTGCCTCAAGGCCTTCGGCGAGGCTGCGGGCGAGATCGGCTTCGGCAAGCCCCTGGGTGACTACGCGGAGGCCGAGGCGCTCTCCGTCATCGACGCCATCGTCACCTGCTACACGGAGGCGATGGTCGAGCACCACGAGGCGACCAAGTTTCCGCCCGTGCGCGGCATGGCTCCGACGCCCGATCCGATGGCCAATCCCTTCGCCGATCTGGAGGACGACAAGTTCTGGGAGGCGAAGCCATGATGGACTTCAACTCCTCGTCCAGCCTGTCCGGCCAGATCACGGCACTGGTCGATCTCGGCATGCAACGCATCCGCGCGCAGCAACCCGCGCGCGGCTACCTCGGCGCGTCGCGTCTGGGCGCGGCCTGCGAGCGCGCCTTGCAGTTCGAGTACGCCAAGGCTCCGGTGGATCACGGGCGCGACACCGAAGGCCGGATACTGCGCATCTTCGAGCGCGGCCACGTCATGGAGGACTGCATGGTGGCGTGGCTGCGCGACGCGGGCTTCGACCTGCGCACGCGCAAGCCCGACGGCGGGCAGTTCGGATTCTCCGACGCGCAGGGTCGGCTGCGCGGTCACGTCGATGGCGTGATCGTCGGCGGGCCGGAAGGTTTCCGCTATCCCGCGCTGTGGGAGAACAAGTGCCTCGGCGCGAAGTCGTGGCGCGAGTTGGAGACGAAAGGCCTCGCGGTGGCCAAGCCGGTGTACGCAGCGCAGGTGGCGCTCTATCAGGCGTACCTGCAACTGCACGAGCACCCGGCGCTGTTCACCGCGATCAACGCCGATTCGATGGAGATCTACGTCGAGCTGGTGCCGTTCGATGGCGCGCTCGCGCAGCGCATGACCGACCGCGCGGTCAAGGTCATCACTGCGACCGAAGCCGGTGAACTGCTGCCGCGCAGCTTCAACGACCCCACCCATTTCGAGTGCCGCATGTGCGCGTGGCAAGACCGCTGCTGGAGGACACCGACATGAACAACACACCCTTGAATCAAGTGCTTGGCGAGCAACTGATCGACGTGCGCCAAGCCGCGCTGATGTTCAACTTGCCGTCGTACTGGCTCTCGCAGGCCAAGGAACGCCAGCAGCGCCGCATTCCGCACTACCGCGTCGGCAAGCTCGTCCGCTTCAAGCCCAACGAACTGGAAGCGTGGATCGTCGCGCAGCAGCCCTCCGGCGAGGAGGCTGCGGATGCTTGATTTCAACGACGCGCCCGAGCCCACGGCTCGGCCCGTTCCCCGTGACCTCGACGTCGAGCGCGAAGCCATCCGCGCCGAACTGCGCGCGCGTCTGGAGTCGGTACTGGCCGCGCTGTTCCCGGCAGGCAAGAAGCGCGGTGGCAAGTTCCTCGTCGGCGACGTCCTCGGTAGTCCGGGCGACAGCCTGGAGATCGTGCTCACCGGCGACAAGGCGGGCTTGTGGACGGATCGCGCCACGGGCGACGGCGGCGACATCTTCACGCTGATCGCCGCGCACCTCGGCATCGACGCCCACGCCAATTTCCCGCGCGTGCTCGATGCCGCGACCGAACTGCTCGGGCGCGCTCCGGCGGCACCGGCACGCAAGAGCAAGAAGGACGCGCCCGTCGACGACCTCGGCCCGGCCACCGCGAAGTGGGACTACCTCGATGCCTCCGGCAAGCTGATCGCGGTCGTCTACCGCTACGACCCGCCCGGCCGCAAGAAGGAGTTCCGCCCGTGGGACGCGCGCCGCCGCAAGATGGCTCCGCCCGATCCGCGCCCGCTCTACAACCAGCCGGGCGTGACCAGCGCCACGCAGGTGGTCTTGGTCGAAGGCGAGAAATGCGCGCAGGCGCTGATCGAGGCGGGTGTCGTTGCGACGACGGCGATGCACGGGGCGAACGCCCCGGTCGAGAAAACCGACTGGTCGCCACTGGCGGGCAAGGCCGTGCTGATCTGGCCCGACCGTGACAAGCCCGGCTGGGAGTACGCGACGCAGGCGGCGCAGGCCATCCTGTCGGCCGGCGCGAAGACCTGCCACATCCTGTACCCGCCCGAGGAAGCGGCGGACGGCTGGGACGCGGCGGACGCCGTGATCGAGGGCTTCGACGTCACGGCCTTCCTCACCCACGGCCCGCGTCTCCAGATGCACGACGTCGCCGACGACGCCGAGCCGGTGGTTAGCAGCGACGAATCGGTGTGGGGCACGGAGGATGCGCTGGCGCTGGCCTTCACCCGGCGCTACCACCGCGACTGGCGCTACGTCGCCGCGTGGGGCCGCTGGCTGGTGTGGGATGGGCATCGCTGGCGCACCGAGGACACGCTGGCAGCCACCGACCTGATCCGCAGCGTCTGCCGTCACGCCGCCGTCCATGCGGACAACCCCAAGATCGCCGCCAAGCTGGCCAGCTCGGGCACGGTCGGCGGCGTGGAACGGCTGGCGCGTGCGGATCGCAGGCACGCGGCCACCACCTCCGAATGGGACGCCGATCCGTGGCTGCTCAACACGCCCGGCGGCGTGGTCGATCTCAAGACCGGTAGGCAGCGTCCGCACGACCGCGCTGACCGGATGACCAAGATCACCACGGCCACGCCGGGTGGCGACTGCCCGATCTGGCGGCAGTTCCTCGTCGAGATCACCGGCGGCGATGCCGATCTGCAAGCCTACCTGCAACGGATGGTCGGCTACTGCCTGACGGGCGTGACCAGCGCCCACGCACTGTTCTTCCTCTATGGCACCGGTGCCAACGGCAAGAGCGTGTTCGCCAACGTGGTCAGCACCATCCTCGGCGACTACGCCTCGACCGCGTCGATGGACACCTTCGTCGAAGCGCGCGGCGACCGCCATCCGACCGATCTGGCCGGACTTCGCGGCGCACGCTTCGTGACGGCCATCGAAACGGAACAGGGGCGGCGCTTGAACGAATCGAAGGTCAAGGCCATCACCGGCGGCGACAAGATCTCCGCGCGCTTCATGCGGCAGGACTTTTTCGAGTACACGCCGCAGTTCAAGCCAGTGATCGTCGGCAACCACAAGCCCGCCATTCGCAACATCGACGAGGCGATGAAGCGGCGGATGCACCTGATCCCTTTCACCGTGACGATCCCGCCCGAACGGCGCGATGGCAACTTGACCGACAAGTTGCTCGCCGAGCGCGACGGGATTCTGGCGTGGGCAGTGGCCGGATGCCTCGTGTGGCAACGCGAAGGATTGAAACCACCTGCGAGCGTGGTGTCGGCGACCGAGGAGTATTTCGAATCCGAGGACGCGCTGGGCCGCTGGCTCGACGAACGCTGCGTGCGCGAGGCCAACGCGAAGTCGCTGACCGCCGAACTGTTCGGCGACTGGAAGCAATGGGCCGATTCCGCTGGCGAGTTCATCGGCTCGCAGCGCCGTTTCTCCGATCTGCTCATCACCCGTGGCGTCGAGAAGTGGCGCAACACGGCGGGCGTTCGCGGCTTCCGTGGCATTGGCCTCAAGCACCCGCCCAAGCCCGCCTACACCCCATACGCCGACGACTGACCGCCATGCCGACACACCCGACTGACGCTTTTGACGCATCACAACGTAAGTCTCTTACGCGCGCGTGCGCGCGCACGCCTCATGGAAAGTTTCGTTGTGCTGCGCCGGATGCGTCAGTCCAAACCGAAACAAGGACTGCAACCATGACCACGACTATCCTCTCCCTCGACTTGGGCACCACCACCGGCTGGGCGCTGCGCGGCAGCGACGGCAACATCACCAGCGGCAGCGAGAGCTTTCGGCCGCAACGCTTCGAAGGCGGCGGCATGCGCTTCCTGCGCTTCAAGCGTTGGCTCACGGAACTAAAGGCCGTGGCCGACGGCATCGACACGCTGCACTTCGAGGAGGTGCGCCGCCACGTCTCGACCGACGCGGCGCACGCCTACGGTGGCTTCCTCGCCACGCTCACCGCGTGGTGCGAGCACCACCAGATCCCATACCAGGGCGTGCCGGTCGGCACGATCAAGAAGCACGCCACCGGTAAAGGCAACGCGGGCAAAGACGAGGTGATTGCCTCCGTCACCGCTCGCGGCCACGCGCCGGGCGACGACAACGAAGCCGACGCACTGGCGCTGCTGCACTGGGCTATCGCACAGCACGATCTCGAACAGGAGGCGTGAGATGAAGATTCCGACGCCCACCTATCGCTGCCCCTTGGGCCGCCTCCAGCCCGAGACCACCGACCTCGAAGCGATGAAGCAACGCGGCTGGCGCGACCAGCACGTCCTCGTCGTCAGCGCCGCCGACGAACGCTTGGACTTCGTCGAGCGCGAGTTCGTCCGGCGCATCGGCGAACGTCTCTACGGACAGGGAGGCGCACGCCATGACTGACCGTTATGCTGCTTGGACAATCGAAGACGTGGCCGCGCGCTTCGAGGAGGCGGCCAGCACCGGACGACGCCTGCCGCCCGTGCGTGTGCAGGGCTACTTCAACACGTGGCCGATCATCGTGCGCAAAGAGTGGGAGGCGTTCGCGGCCGACGAGACGGTCTATCGCCCGTTCCCTCCGACGCCGGACGCCATCGAGCGGATGCTGGAGACGATGAAGTGGGTGCAGTGGCTGGAGGTCGAGCAGCGCCACCTCGTGTGGATGCGCGCCAAGCGATACGGCTGGCGCGACATCACCATCCGCTTCGCCTGCGACCGCACGACGGCCTGGCGGCGCTGGCAGCGCGCCTTGCAGACGGTCGCCGACCAGCTCAATGGCGTCGTCACTGCGTAG